GTTGATGCTGGCGCTGGCACCGGTGGTGCTGACGTGCTGCACACCTACTTCTTCGGTCCTGGCGCATTTGCTTTTGCAACCGCTCCCGCCAAGTCTCCTCTGGAAACCGACCGCGATTCCCTGAAGGGCATCGACTACCTGATCAACCGTACGCACTATCTGGTGCACCCGAACGGTATTAGCTGGGTCGGTAACGCCGCTGGTAACTCGCCCAGCAATGCTGAGCTTGCTACTGGCACCAACTGGAGCAAGGTATTTACCGACAACCGCAACATTCGGATCACGCAGCTTCGCTGCTACATCTGATCGCTGTAGTCACAGCCCCTCTTCGGAGGGGCTTTTCACTATCAAGTAACAGTCATGTCGATTACTACCTTTCGTCTGGCACGCGAGCAAGAAGAAGCCAAGCTGAATGCAGAGACTGATGTGGTCGCTGAGGCCGCCGAAGTCCCCGCCGAGGAAGCTCCTGTTGCTTGCCCCGCCCCTGCCGCAAAGCCTGCTGCAGTAGCCGCCAAGGCTAAGACCACCACCACCAAGGGCTGAGCCCTAGAGAGGCGTCACGATGGCCTTCGTATCGACCCTGGGAGCTGCCAACGCCAACTCCTTCATCAGTGTTGCGAGGGCCACCACGCTTCTCGGGGAACTTCCCGTGAGCGCTGGCATTACAGCTTGGCTGGCGCTGAACAATACACAAAAAGAGCAGACGCTTGTTGCTGCAACAATGACGATTAATCCCTTGAAGTGGAAGGGATACGTCGCTGATGCAGCGCAATCTTTATCTTGGCCGCGCTTAATCAAAATTGATGGGCGTCAGCTTGCAACAGACGAGCTGCCAATTGATTTTGAAATTGCAGTCGCTTACATGGCGGCGTTTCTTGGAAGTGGGGGCGGATATACAGCAGTTGCAGTAAATGACGGGGGCGCAACACTGCGCAGCACGAATCAATACGACGAAGTTGAACTTGGCGATGGCGCACTGCGTGTTAAGTTCAAGCAAGGCGATATGCCGCAGACTGGCGTTGATTACATTCCGCCGTTTGCAATGGATATTTTGTATCGCTACATGATTGACGCAAGCTTTAGCCAGCCGTATGTAAGCCGTACAAGCACTGCACGCATTGATCCTTACTACGGCGCTGGCGCATTCCGCCCCAATCGCATTCGTTTTGCTGGTGGACAGGTTTTTCCTGCTACTGGCGGCTGGGCCAGCAATCCGCTGTGATGAGCCATGTCACTTGTCGATGACATCTTTTCTTCAATTCCCGCCCCGCTGATCAATCAGTTTGGGATTGATGCGACATACATCAGAGCCAACGCAAGCCCAACCTACAATCCAGTAACGGGAACCGTTTCTGGCGCTGCAACAGAAATTGCCGTCAAGATTGTTATTTCTGAACTAAAACCCGAAGAAATGCAAGGCTTGTATCAGCAGACTGATGTAAAAATTATTATTGCTGCTAGCGCACTTTCGGGCTACTTTCCGCAAACAACTGATTCAATTCGTTACTTGCAGAATGGAGTAACTCGCATTGCAAAAATCATTGGAATGTTTTCGTATCGTGGCGATAACGCTATTATGCACTCAGTTGTTGCGAGATTAAGCTGATATGGCAAGACGCGCAGGACGAGGCGGTGGCCGCAATTTTGAAATTGCCAATAAATTGATGAAGGACATCAATAAGGCAGTTGCTTCTGGCGTTCAAAATGCTGCTATTGAAATCACGAATGGACTTGTTGGGGTCGGTCCTGCTTGGAGTGGTGAATTTTCTGCTTCTTGGGATGTGATTGCGCCAGGCCAAAGCGCAGTTTCTTCAAGAGGCAAGGGACGAATCTATCGCTACGATAAGCGAAACTTTCCGCTATCTCGGTTTGAAAAAGCAATTGAAAAAGGTACAAAGCAATTTGAAGTTGTTAACAGCGCCCCTCATGCCGCAATTGCAATTGATGGCGAAGAAAGTATTTTTATTCATCCAAATGATTCCGATCCACTGAAAGACCCGGTTGAGTTTGGCTTTCGTCCAAAAGATTCCGATGGCGAACAGGATCCATCTTTTCGCTATGACATTAGCATGGGCTATGAAAACGGCAACAAGCCGAACGCAATGATCACCGCAGAGCGCGACTGGTTGGCAACATATGCAGTGGGTGGTGGATTAAACAGAGATCTTGGTCGTGGTATTGCCATTGGTTTTGGAGGTACGCGATAATGAACTATCAATCCATCCGCGCCAAAATTGAAGGTCCATTGCTTACTGTTTATAACACGCAAGCTCCCCCAGTTCCAGTTTATTTTGACAATATTACTGCAGTTCCGCCCGATCCGCCGAATGAATACGTGCGCGTCAACGTTACCTTTGGTGTAACAACTGAATCGGCGCTCGAAGGATCGCTTGATTACGCAAGAGGGGCGTTGATTATTCGTTGCTTTGCCCCCAAAAGTGCTGGTCCAGCTCGTTGTCAGCAGCTTGTGCAGCTCGCCAAGCAAACTCTTGATACACTGAACTCTACGAATAAAACAGCAACTACAACATATGTAAGAACTGGTTCCATCATTGGACCATCTTTTCAGTCGCCAGACAATTCTCCTCACTTTATTGGGCGCATAGAAACTGGCTGGCAGGCAAGCGTGAAGTAATCGCTAACCTGTATCTAGCTGGGCAGTGCCCACACAAGCCACTACCCCCTTCTTGTCATGGCAACCGTTCTGTCCGGCATCTCCGGCGCTTTCTACTACAAGCCTGCTGGCACTGTTGATGGTTTCATTGAAACTGCAATCAACACCAGCACCGATACCATCACCATCGCTTCCGCTCTTAACTTCAAGGCGGGCGATCCTGTCAAGTTCCGCATCTATAACCCGAACACTGGGGCAACCGTGACCCCCGATGCGTCGAACATCATGCCCGCACTGAGCGCTGGCAGCCTCAGCACCAGCGCTACTTACTACGTGTTGACCTACAACACCTCCACCGGTGCGATGACTGTTTCCACCTCTCAGGGTGGCGTGTCTCTTAACTTCTCTGACGACGGCACTCTTGCCTCGCCGAACAAGTTCCAGGTTTATTACGCTGATTACGCTGCTGTCGCTGAAGTTCGTGACTGGAGTCTTGAAATTTCTCGTACTGAAATTGACGTAACAACTATTGGCAAGCAGCCCGGTCAATTTGTTCCTTTCCGTACTTTTATCGCTGGCTTTGGTGAAGCAACTGGTTCCGCAACTGTCTACATGACAGATGAGGATGCAGCTAGCGCCAACCGTATGATTCAAGACGTGCTGCTGCGCAAGCAAGTTGGCGCAAGTATGCGTCTTTATGTTGACCAAGTATTCACTAGTGGTGTTCTTGATAACACTGCAAGCCGCTCGATCTACATGGAAGTTGCACTGACCTCTGCCTCCCTCGCCGTCAACCCTGACGATGGCCAGCAGATCAGCATCAACTTCCGTCCGCTGGATCAGCCCACTTTCGATCTCACGACGGCCGCCTGATCCCTTTGCTTTGCTTCTGCCCCGCTTAGGCGGGGCTTTTCTTTTCTCTGAGTACGATCATGCCTGACGCTGTTGTCCATGGAACGCTGCCAACTGGTGCTGCCAAAGAAATTGGGGCGACATCAGATGGACGGCTTGAGGTTGATGCTGATTTCTCCGATTCATCTGTTGACGCTTTTGGGCGTTTAAGGGTCTCAAATCCTTTGACGCTGTTTGATTCAAGTCATCGCTTTGCCGACAATGGGCTATGGAGCACAAGTACAGCAACTGGCGGCTCTGCGACTTTTAACGCGGCTCAAGGGCTTGTTGATCTTGCGGTAACTTCATCATCCGGGTCAAAGGTTTACAGGGAAACAACAAAAGTTTTTAGCTATCAGCCTGGCAAGTCGCTACTTACTTTGAACACCTTTGTCTTTGGTGATGCTAAGACTGGATTACGCCAACGCGTTGGCTATTTTGGCGTTTCAAATGGTATTTATCTTGAGCTGGATGGTTCAACGCTTTATCTTTGTAAGCGCAGCTACGTTAGTGGCGCTGTTGTTGACACTAGAATTTCCCAGTCCAATTGGAGTATTGATAAGTTGGATGGATCTGGACCAAGTGGAATTACGCTTGATATAACAAAAGCTCAAATTATGTGGATGGACATTGAATGGCTTGGAGTTGGTACTGTTCGCGCAGGTTTTGCAATTAATAATATGTTTATTCATTGTCACTCATTCGTTCATGCAAATATTATTAACTCTACCTATATTACAACGGCCTCGCTTCCGCTGCGCTGTGAAATAGAAAACATAACTGCCAC